TTACTATGACGAATTAGGCGTTTTAAACTATGCAGTCATTCAAGGAACTGAGATCATACCGATTTATAAAGACAAGTACAAACACGAACTAGTTGAAGTTATCCGCTACTACACGGTAAGGGGAGTTGATAAAGACGGCAAGCCAGTCGACCGTTATGCTGCCGAATGGTGGAATGATAAAGAAGTAAAGTATTTCAAGCAAGATATTGAAGATGCATATGTATTGATTAGTCAGCCTATCACGCCACACTGGTTTTTTATGATCGATAGTGAGCCGGACAATGTAGAAGGGCATTCGTGGGGGAAGGTTCCGTTCATCGAACTACGAACTAATCATAGAGGAACAAGCGACTTAAACGATATTAAGAAGTTTATTGATGCTTATGATTTAATCGTCAGCGAGTTTGTCAACCAGATTGCAGACGTAAGAGAAATACTTATCAAGGTTCTTGGCTATAGCAATACCGATGCATCAGAAATATTAAAGGCGTTTAGATCAACAGGTATAGTCAAGATTGATGCCAAAGACGGTGACATTGATGTATTAAAGACAGAGATACCGGTAGAAGCACGGACAGCCGCCCTCAAAGTATTACAGGATAACATCTATAAGATGGGTAAAGGCGTAGACACGAACCCTGAGAAGTACGGAACAGCAATCGCAGGAATAGCAATACAAATGATGTATAAGCCGCTTGACTTGAAAGCCGATACCGCAATACTTAATATGAAAAAGGCAATCATGCAGTTTATGTGGTTTATTGTAGACGACTACAATAGAACGAACAACGCGGCAATAGATTGCTCTGAAATTGAGATATCATTCAACAAAAATACAATTGAGGATATGGGTTCTATCGTTGACAGCGCGGTTAAGTTAAAAGGCGTAGTGTCGGATAAAACTATTTGGGAACAGATACCGGGGATCGATCCGAAACAGGAAGAAGAACGCATGCAAGAACAGGATCAAAAGAGTTTAGATGCGTTCAATGCTCAAGTAATGCAGGACAATCAAGGCACGCCACCAGCAACAGGAGAATGATTAATTTCATTCTCTTTTCTATTGACATATATACTAGACTATGTTATTATATGCAAAAGGGGATGAAATGAATGCCTTATGTTATTAAATTTAATAGTTGTTTTAAAGTTAGTAGATTTTGTAAAAACTATGGTTACTATATCGGTAAAAATTATTTATGTGATGGAGAATTAATTCCCATTTGTAACAACTCTAAAAATAAATCTAAAAAATTTAAAAATTCAAGAAGAGCAAAAAAATCAGCGGAGAAAATTTGTAACGGTCTGTATGGATTAACTTATATTGTCGAAAGGGTAAATGTATGCAAATTAAAGCAAAGTATAAAGGCAAGGAAATAACAATAAATATACCGGATAATAAGTACTGGCAGAAACGAAAAGAGTTGCGTGTATCTTCTTACTGGTCTAAGCAAGAGAACGTTGACAATCGTTTCACCAAAGAAATGTCTTCGGTATACAAGGAACTTGAAAAGGAACTGTACACGTTCATAGGAAAGTATGGTAAAGATGGTGTGCTTTCATACTCAGATAGGCGTGTGATCGAGTTAATGAAGGTAATTAAGCCATACCTAGATACTTCATTTGATAAGCAGAATAAAACGTTTACAGACAATCTGACGGAATCATACAAAGAAAACTATACAGGATCAATGTTCGATATAGCAACAGGTGTACAGTCTTCTCCATTTGTGGCGATTAATGAGCGAGCGATTAAGACTGCAATATCATTTCCGTGGTCGGGAGAATCATTCAGCGATAGATTATATGATAATAAGAACAACTTAATTAGAACGTTGCGGCAAGAGATTACGCAGGGTCTTATCAGGGGAGACAGTATACCTGACATGGCACGTAATATGGGTAAACGATTAGATGTTAGCAGACAGTCACTTGTGACGTTATTAAGAACAGAAACAGGGGCAGTGTTCACGGCAAGTGACAAGAAGTCATATGAAGATTCAGACATTAGAGAATATCAGTTCTTGGCGACAATGGATAACAGGACAAGCAAACAGTGCCAAGACGAAGACGGCATGGTATTCTTGGTAAAAGAAATGGTTAGTGGATCAAACGCCCCTCCACTTCATCCGCGGTGCAGATCAACAACTACGCCATACTTCGATGATGGATTCGGAAAGAGGATAGCGAAGAACTTTGATACAGGCAAGTATGAATATGTAGACAGTAAAATGTCTTATAAAGATTATGCAAGCAAATTTGTAAAGGTGGTTGATTAATATGTATTTTGTTGAAGTTAGTGGCGAACTATTGAAAAAGGGAACTATTGGTGTTTGCAGAGGGTGTGGAGCATCGTTGTTTAAATTAGTAAAAGACGTAAATATCAATTCCGTAACGTTTGAAGATATTTGGGACATGCAGCGGAAAGAAAAAGCGTCATTCGGGTTTGACAAATGTGAACATTGCTCAAATTCTCCTAATATTATGTACATGGAAGAAGTAAAAGAACCAATTGAGTCTAGTGCTAAAGGATTTTGCGAAACGCTTAGAAATATTGTTGGTGTTGGAATTGATATTGACGAAGCTACGGCTATGAATTCACAACTAAAAAAGACGATTTTGGGGAAATTAAAAGATACAGAAAAAGTTGCAAAAAACGAGCACCATTTAGAAATTGGATATGATAAAGCCTTTACTGACCAAATGACCGCATATGGATATGTAGCACAATTTGCAAAGACAACTGTTCCCTTGTGTGCTAAAGATATAATCGCAGTAATGGTGGCATACGAAAAATATAAATTAGAAAAGTTTAAGTTTGAAAAGGGGGTGTGACTATGGAATCAACAAGAGATTTTTGCAAAAGGATTAAAGGCTTACCTGTCGAAGAACGAACAAGATTAGTCAATGAACGGCTAAGTAAAACTAAATCAACACTAACAGGATGGCAGATATTTTGGAAGATTACATCATTCGGCTGCGCGGTAGCTGCAATTCTATTTTTAATAGCAATGATTCTATATTAGGGGTGCCATAAGCACCTCTTTTATTTTTGTGCTATAATTAATTAAATCGTGTCGTAGCACGTTAAAAACGAAAGGTGTGATACTATCTTATTCGCAGGAACAGGCTCAAGCGTTATACTGTCCAACATAAGAGCCTTGATAGCATCAGGAGTGGACACAGACAGTGCAATTAGTCAAGCCATGCAATACGCTAAGAAGTCTAAAAAGAAGCGTGTGCGTGGCAAGAGTAGGAAAAGGAGGGGGAAAGATAAGAAGAAACGCAAGAGACGAGTTAGAGGTGTAAGAACAACACGAAGCACGTTAGGGGCTGGTTATTATAGATCATTCTTCAACTAAGTTAGATTATCAACTGGACTATTTAGAACAATTGGCAATCTTAAATCAAGATAAATTTGATACAGGCGACAGGATACCAAAACTACTCGATCAGATTGAATCAAGTTTAAACAGCATGCAAGACGAGAACCAATCTAATCGAGTAGAACCTGCCGAAATTTAATTCTACGTGGCGTTGCACGTTAAAAACGAACAGAATAGGAGAAATTAACATTGAACATTAAAGACTTTTTAGGCGCAGAAGTTTATGATAAATTACCGGATAACAAAAAGGCTGAACTAAATCAATGGGTACCAAAAACTCGCTTTGACGAAGTAGTTACACAAAAGAACGAATTGAAAACTCAGGTCGATACATTGAATAAGTCGTTGACTGATAACAACGTGTCAATCGAAAAGTTTAAAAAGGCTGCCGAAGGGAACGAAGACCTACAGAAACAGATTGCTGACTATCAGAATAAAGTAACTGACACTCAAAAAGAGTTTGGCAACACTTTAAAGGCAAAGGAAAGTGAGTGGTCACAGCGAGAAGCAAACAACCGTAAGGCGTACACATTGCGTGAAAAGATGCTGGTTGAACACGCAGACCCTAAGTACATTGATATGCTCATGAAGCAAGTTGATTTGAACAAGATCACCGAAGCAGATGGCAAATTTATTGGTGTAGATGATGTGGTCAAAGGCGTTAAAACTGACTATGAAAAGTTATTCGGTCAATCTAAGGTAATAGGAACCGGAATCCAAAGCCCGTTTACAGTTGGTCAGCCAATTTCAGCCGAAGCACTTAAAACAATGTCGACCGCTGACATTAACAATAATTGGGACGCGGTGCAAGCAACGTTACAACAAAAATAAAGGATAGGTGATAATACATGGCAGTTACTAATTTTATTCCTCAGATTTGGAGCGCGAGATTGCTTCAACATCTTGATACTTCTCACGTTTACGCTAACTTAGTTAATCGTGATTATGAAGGAAACATTTCAGCTTATGGCGATACGGTGAAGATTCAGCAGATCGGTGATATTACGATTGGCGATTACGTTAAAAATACCGATATTGCAGACCCACAGACACTAACTGGAGATCAACGCACCTTGACAATCGATCAGGCTAAGTTCTTCAACTTCCAGATTGATGACGTTGATAATGCTCAGACAAACCCTAAACTCATGGATGCAGCAATGCAACGTGCGGCTTATGCTTTGGCTGATTCGACTGATAAGTATGTTGCAAGCTTTTACACTGACGTTCCAGCGGCTAATCAGATTGGTAGTGACACCACGCCAACCGTTTTAACAGCAGATAACATCTATGATACTTTAGTTGATTTATCGGTATTGCTTTCCGAAGCGAATATCCCACAAATGGGTAGATGGGTAGTCGTTCCAGCGTGGGCTAAAGGTATGCTTCGCAAGAATGATTTATTCGTACATGCAACACCGTCAGGCGATAGCGTTATTCAAAATGGTTTAATCGGTCAGGCTGCCGGATTCAATATCTATGAATCTAACAACGTTCCAAACACAACTAAAACCAAATACAAAATCTTAGCAGGTACAAACATTGCTATTTCATATGCTGAGCAGGTAGTTCAGACAGAAGCGTTCCGCATGGAAAAACGTTTCTCCGATGCTGTAAAAGGATTGCACGTATACGGCGGTAAAACGGTTCAGCCAACATCTTTAGCACTTATTACTGCTAACAAAGCATAGGGAGTGATTTAAATGTGGATCAAAAACAAAGTGACTGGTAGCGTTTTCGATATTGAAGATAAGTCGCACATCGAAAGATTACTTTCTGACAAGAATTATGAAGAAGTTAAGCAGGAACCAGTCAAACCAAAAGAACTAGAAACACCAAAAGTAAAATAGTGGTATAATAACAAAGTGACTAGAAGTACCGTCCAGCTAACGGTATAAAGCGCACTCCGTCGCTGCCTAGTCACTACTATATAAACGGAGAATTACGGATGTTATTTTAAGCATCTACGGAGAGTTAATACTCAATGTAGATGCTTTTATTTTATCTAAAAAAGGAGACGATAACATGGGCGTTAATCCATATCAAGCATTACAAAACAACTATCTTCGTGCAGGTCAAGCGTATGCACAACAACTAGGTAAGATTGCACCACCGCCAGCCGCACCGACTCAGCAAATTGATCCTCACGCATATGATGACAAGTTTAAATCAATGACACCGGAACAGTCTCAACAATTTGACAAATTGTGTGCCGATGCAGGTTTAAGCCAGCAAGAAACAATAATGTTCAAGGCATCAGAAACAGGTAAGCATACAGCGGAGGACGTTGCAAAAGAGGTTGGGATAGACTATTCAACTGATATAGGAAAGCTATCGTTTAACGCGATACTGAAAACCGCTAATGACAAGATAGTCGCTAAGTATGGTGCTCACCAATGAACCGCCATGAAGAAAACAAAGCAATTAAGGAACAATTGAGTAACATGTCAAAGAGTGAACTTAAAATGGTCGCGGATGAATGTGGATTTGTTGACGATGATTTACGATTGCTAATTAACTCCTTTTGTAATAAAAAGTCAAATCAATATATTGCTCAAGACTTAAATATCTGCGTGGATTCGGTAGCCAAACGTAAGCGAAAAATTATAGATAGAATCTATCAATACAAGCAATCGTTTACACGTAAACCAACCATATAAACATTACATTTTTATTACAGTTTATTTACAGTATGAAACGACAAATACCTCCTATAATTAGTATAGAATCTAATTTATGGGAGGTATGTTTTATTATGCTAACAACAGGAACAGAAACAAGTGGATATCCAGTAGTACTAGGAAACGGCTCAAGTGATTCATCCGGCTTTGGTGGCATGGGCAGTATCGGTGGTCTTTTGATTGGTGCTCTTTTA